ACAGTGTTATTTTTTACCCAATATGCTTTTCCTTTAAATATAGCAACGTTAGGTTTATCATTTATTCTTATCATTTTTTGCATTTGACTTTCTTGAGGTTTTTGTTTTTTTAGAGGAGTCTTCAAAATGCTTTCCACTGTAAAGTTTTTCAAGTTCAAGAGATAACTCTCTGACTCTTTTTTCATTTGTTGCTTTATATAGTATAAACTCATACTCAAGTTGATAGGACTTAGTCCTGTAATAATTAAGCATAGCCTGGAGAGTACTAACTTCCCAATTGTTTTCATCCATTCAAACTCCTTTTATATAATTATATATTAATTAGTTATATTTGTCAATGTTTTTTTTTAAATTAAGGGCTGAATTTTGCCAAATTGTTGAGTTTGATTTTTGAGATCTTATATTCATAATTGCATTTCTTTTTGATTTAGCCCAAGCAAATCCAGAATCTCCACCCCAAAGAAGCCAAGCAATTTTTCCATTTGATGGCCTTTCTGAGTTGTTAAAGTCTTTTCCTTTTTTATCTACTTCGTGACGAGAAAAAAAAGAATACATTCTTAATACTGTGTCTGGGCTTAATTGATTTCTATTTGATAAATCTCTAGCACGAGCAACTCCAACTGCTGTTCCACCTCTACCAAATTTACGTCTTAATTCTAATCCTCTACGGGCATTTGATGCCATTGATTCTGTTGGTTTTAAATCTAAATCTTCTAGTGATCTTTTTTCTAAATCATCTTCTTGCATGCTTTTTTTAACAGTAAGTGTTTTTACTTTGTGACCAACAACTGTATCTGTTGGCTCTCCGTCACGATACAGTCTTATTGCTGCTGCTGGCTCTTCTGGTGTTCCTGTAATTTCAAAAGAACTATTTGGAACTTTAAACTTACCATTTCTTATAACTCTAATAACTTTTCCTTCTGCCCTACCGCCACTTGAGTTCCATGAAACCATTTGGCCAACACGAACTGATTCTGCTTTTTCCATTGAGTGTGACATCATATCTTCTTCAGTTCCAATTAACATAGCCTCTGATGATTTAAATGCTGTAAATAAATCGGTACCCTGCCAACTACCATTTGATTGCTTATAAATTCTTATTAATATTGCTGGATCATCTAATGTTGCAATAACTTCAAATTCTGATCCCATTGCAAGGCCACCATCTCTCATAATATGTTCTATTTTTCCATGTGAGTGTTCTTTTGTATATTCATTTCCAGGACCCATTACAAACATTCCTTCTTGCATTTCGTTTTCTGCTTTAATTAAATCTTGACAATCTTCCATATCTGCTTTTTTAACTGGAACGCAATTTGGAACCATTCTTCCGCCTTCTCCTGGTTTCATGCCACGCTGTACGTATCCGTCCCAACATGGTGCTTTTTTATTAGTTTCTTCATGATAAGAAGCCATGTGGTCTGGACAATTTTTTGGATCTGGACAATCTTCTATTGAGTGAGGATATGCTTGAGGAACATCTTCGCTTGTTATGATTCCAGTATCAGATTTTTTGCTGTTTGATTCAGCAGCATATAAGGCTCTTTGTTGATTGAGTGCAGAACTTCTGCTTGTGTGGCAACCCTTTACTCCACCTGGGCCAACAACGGCATAACCCTTGCAATCCCCATAATTTCTTTTAATATCGTAAGGCATAATATTATTATATCAGTTTATTCATATTAATAAGGTTTTCTATAAAGTACCTAGAGTCTTCATCTATTACATCCAGCATAGATTCATAGTCTATACCCTCTATTAAAAGAACAGTGGGAGACCCAGCCTCATTAAACCTAATCTCCACAAGACCTTCTTGCCAAAGTTTAAACGCTATTTCGTTTAAATAAGAAAAATGCTCTTTGTATAGTTCTGGCATTACTTCTCTCAACCTTGGAGTTATTCTGTATGTGATAGAGTCAGACCTTTTGTCGTATCCATGTATTTCTAAGGCCCCAAGATCTATAAGCATCTGTATTAATTCGTCTGCATCTTCATCTTCTTTACTCATAAAACTCTATACCCCCCATTCCATGGAAGCACTTTGCCCATAACTTTTTCTTTTGGCTCTCCATCTATATAGGAGTCGTTGTCTACCCTATTACTTGAGTATGTGTGAACATCTATTTCTTTTATCCTATTTCTTTGAGTATAAGCAATTGAGTTATAAACTGCACCACACATTGCATCTGCTAAGTCTTTAGATTTTTTTCTAGGATGATCTACCTTATTATCACTAACAATTCTTAATTCTAACAACTCTTCTCTTAAAATTTCTAAATGTGGTGCTGCAACTCTTTCTTCATATATCAACATTGCTAAATCTTCATAGTGCTTTTTAGCAACTGACAATGTCTCTGTTCTAATTCCTACCTGTTTTAATTCTTGTTGTATATCAAAAGATTGCCAACGATCAAAGGTAACTCTTCCTAAATTAAATCCTAATCTTCTTAAATTTATTATCCAATTCTTAACTTCGCTAAGATCTACTGGACCTTCACGATGTGGCTCCCACCAAGCAATAGCATCTACAATAACCATTGGAACAATTTGCTCATAGTCATTAAAAGATTTAATGTTTACCCACTTATCAACATGTGCAATTGCAACAGCACATTTGTCATGTTTTTGTGCTAAATCTGCGTGAACAAAATATTCTAACTCTGGGTTTGGTTTAAAGTTTTCTTCAAATCTTCTAAAAGAATCTAAAGGATTTCTAATTGACAACGCTCTTTCTACTTTGTCTCTAGATTTAAAAAATGCATCACTAGATGATGTTGGCATACAAGCAAAACGCATTAGTGCATCTGGAGCGTCTTCAAAGAATGCTTTTTTAAAATTTTCAATTGTTCTAGTTGGATTCATTTCCCAAGTAGGTCTTCTTAAAGCAAAAATTCCAGGTAACTTATAAGATAGTATATGATCTTCTTCCCAATCAACTGAAAACTTATTGTTGCTATCATCTTCCGACAATTCTGGGTTTATTACAAATTCATGTGACCTAATAATAGTTTCTTTGTCTGCTACTACGTCTTCATACCTTTGAGATATAAAATCTCCTTTATATCTTGGAAAAGATAAAAGTATAACCTTTCCGTAATCTGGAAAACGTGAGTCTACAGAACCTCTAAATGCTTTATAAAGATTATCAGCAGTTTTTCCTTGATCATTGCCTCCAGCACCTTCCATTGCAAATGCAGATATTTCATCTAGAATTGCTAATATAAGGTTTAAACCTTCTGCTGACTCTCTTTCAGAATGTCCTGAATAAACAGTAATTGATTTGTCAAACTCTATACTATTTACTTTAGGATCGTATTTTCCTGCAAACCAAGGGGAGTTTTCAATTTTTGATCTAAAGCCTTTAAAAAACACGTTCTTTGCTTGTTCTGCGTTTACTGCAACATTTATAATATCTATAGCGTCATTAGAAGGTTTTCCAAAATATCTTGATGGGTCTTTTAAACACAACAATTTATAAACTAAATAAGCAGTTCCTACGGTTGAAGTATGATCTTTTCCACTACCTTTTCCACACATAAGAATAACTTCTTGTTTTGTATACTTTTTAAAATGTTCTTTTCCTTCTTTTTCTCCCATTAAAAATATTAAATCTTCTTCTTTATATATTTGGCTCATACATTCAGCAAGTGTATACTGATATTCTGATAGTGGTGGCAAACTTAAAAACTCTTTAGAAGTAGTAAATGTACGAACATCTACTGGCTTTTCTAAAAAGTTATTTTCTTCTAATGCTTCTAAAAAATCACTAAAATCAATTGTCAATTATAATCACCTCTGTTTTAACCTCAGAAAGTCTTTTCATAATTTCTTCTCTTATGCCTGGATACTCGGAAGCAATATCTTTTAAAATATTAATTAATATTTCATGTTTCTTTTCCATAGCAATTATTTGTTCTGCTATTTCTTTATTATCTAATAAACCCGCTTTTTGTAGCATTTCAAGTCTTTTACTTTCAATATCTGCTATCAATTTGATAGCCTGTGTTTTTGCCCCAAGATTTGTATTTATATCTGCAACTTCAATAACCTCATATGATTTTTTAATTAATGAAGAAAAGTGTTGATCTGCACCTGCAAGTGCTTCTTTTGCCCTTTCATGAATTGCCTGATTGTTAGAAGCCATTACTCTCCAATCGGTTAAAAGAGATAAAACCTTTTGTCTTGGCAAGTTTAACTGTGTAGATATTTGAGAGGCATCATTACCTTTTAAATACTCAGAAGCAACAGCGTTTACCAAATCTAAATGCTTTACTAAATCATTGTCCATCTTTTAATGTCCTTAACAATACGAGGTATCCAATAAGATCTAAAATAGTATCTTCTGATGCATATTCTTTACCTTTATGTATTCTATTAAGTTTATCATCAATACGAATATATAATTGCTCTTTAGGTTCAGACTTACTAAATATATTAATAGGATGACTATAGGAACTACCATAGGATTGATTTTTTTGAATAAGTAGTTCTGCTATATTCAAACATTCATCTAATATTTTTCTACCCGCAGGTGCTTGGGTTGAGATATCACGAATAAATTTCATTCTATCTTCAATTTCTTTTTCAAATTTAGGAAGTTTATATTCTGCCATATCTACCTTCTTGACCTTCTAAGGCCAAACTTAGCAAGGTACACATATATAGTTTCAATAGATGCCCCACATTCTTTAGCAATATCTTCTGGACTTTTTTTATCAATCTGGTATCTTTTTGTTAACCAGACTTTATTTGTATACAATTTCATTTTATCATTACCCCTGTTTTTTGTCAATGTTGTGTGGCTGTTCAACAAGTTTGTGCCAATTTTCGGTAGAGTACCATCCAATTGCTATAGCATCTGCAACATCATCATCGTCGACGTCTAGATTAAACTCTATATTAATCTTTCTTATAGTTCTAGACTTTCTTAATTCTCTTTCTTTTGATCTATACCATGAAAAAGATTTCCCTGGATTATTGTCTTTAATTTCTTGTTTTTCTTTTTTATTTAATCTTCCATTTCCTATCCATGATTGCCAAGACACTGGGGAACATGATACTATTGTAGACTTTTTATGCATTTGAGTAGCACCTAAAATAGAGCCCTGAACTAAAGAAAGGTTAATTGCGGTATTTTGAGAATTAGTATAAATTGCAGACTCTATAACTATTGCATCAACTTTGATGTTTTTTAAATATTCACTAATCTTTCTAACAGAGTCACCAGTTCTTTCATAAACATGATTTCCAGTAAAAAATATTTTTCCATACTTTACTAACTTTCTTTCAATAAAAATTGAAAAAGCCATAGAGTTTGTAGAGGCATCTATTGCCAAAATACTTTTTGGATTTCCTATATATCTTAGTTTACTTTTGCTCATAATCAAAAAAGTCCTTTAAATCTTTTATAAATTTTTCAGTTTTTTTATTGTTTACCAAACAAACATTACAAAAGGTATTGTTGTTGTATATGCTCAACATAGCGTTGCAACCTCCTGCACAGTATCTTTCTTTTCCAATTCTATTTTGTGCTTTTGTAATTTTATATCTTTGTATAATTTTTTCTTTTGTGGCAGAGGATCTACATTTGCTTCCACAATAAATCTGATTAGTGTTTTCGGTTTTGAAGGAGTCATCGCACCAACTGCAATGTTTTATCATTCAAGTTCTTTCCTTCTTTCTATTTTTATATCTCCTTTTTCTTTAGAATCACATATTTTTTCTAAAGGACAGGCTTTACAAACTTTTGAATCTTTTCTATATCCTCTTTCTGGAAGTTGTTTTTCATCAAATGCTTTTTTTACTTGACGCATCCAATCAAAAAAATACTCTACAAACTTTACATGTTTTTCTTCAAGAACAATTGGTATAGAAAGTATTTCACTAGTGCTTTTATTGGAATAAACAATTGCCCCTAATGCTAAATTCAATATCTTCATGTATATCAATAATTGCTCTATGTGATAACCAGTTGCATGATTATTTTGTTTATGATAATTGAAAGCCTCATCAGTTGCTGTTTTTAACTCCATGGCTACCTTTTTATCATTAATATTTAAAAGTGCATCCATCTTACCTCTAATTGGAGGATCATCATAAGTAACATATTGTTCTGCCCACTCCAGAATATCAGTTTGTTTTAATGCCTTTTCTATTCTAGTATGAGCATCTGTTCCAGTATTCATTTTTGCAATTGCTATACCATTATTTTTATTTTCAAAAAACCCACCTTCAAATGCTAGGTACCAATATCTTGGACAATGACCCTGCCCATAAACTAATTGAGATGGTGCAAAAGTATTTTTTTGATCAACTTTTCCATCACCATTTACTTTTACATATCCTTCATATATCTTTTCTGCAATGATTGAAAGATCTATACCAGTATCTTCTTTTTTTATAAGTTTACTTATTAAATTTTTAGCCATTAAAATGTCCTCACTGAATATTTAAGTGCGTCTACTAATTTGTCCAACGCTTCTTTTGCTGAATAATAAATGTTCTTTTTTGCTCTTTCATCTTTTTTTACATGAGAATACCATGAAGCAAGCATTGCAAATTTAGCAGAATAAGATTGTAATTTTGTTATGATAAGCATTGCTTTTGCTGGAGGAATATCTGGGTTACTTATAAGTTTAGCAATTACCCCTAAAGCCTCTGTTAACTCTGAATCTTGCATATATTCAGATATTTCATTAAACTGATTTATCTCGTTTAATAAGTCTGCTGTGCTTTTATTTTCCATTGTTTTCCTTTAGTTGTTCAAACACTTCCCACTCAATTATAGCAAGCCTTACCTTTTTACTTCCTTCTCCAAGTACAACCATTAATACTGGATCTTTTTTTCTGTCTACCTTCATTGTGTCTGACACAATTTTGGCCCATGAGTCTTGGCTGACAGAATAAGATTTAGAATACTCTTTGACATCCACTACGAAGTCATCCAGTGATCCGTCAGCCTTGACTGGTCCTCTACCTGAATTAATGTGTTGCTTGGCACCAATACGCTTTAGTTCTCCACGCTCACTCATTAATACCCTCTCTGTGGAAAAGTTACTTTAGACATATGTTTTTTAGTACACATCCAAGTAAGATCTCCTTTTTCTACATACATTCTTGCTTTTGGAACTATCTCTTTACATGTATGACAAACAAATTTGCCAGGATATAAAGTATAGTTAGGTGTTAATTGTTGATTCAAGTTCTTTTAGTTTCTCTGGATTTTCTTTTAGGTATTCAATTACTTTTGCTCTACCCTGTAGTCTTTCACCAAGAACCGTATACCAAGCACCACCCTTTTCAATGGTACCCAATAGTTCTGCAGTATCTACAAGATCTGCTACCTTATCTACTCCAATGGTATCTCCATCAAAATAAAAATCATATTCTCCAGCAAGAAATCCTGGTCCAGTTTTATTAAAGTCTATGTGCCAGTTTACTTTTCTTCCTACTTTTCCTTCTATAAGTTTGTCTCCAACTGCAATCTTTGATTTAAGTGCATTGTTATCTGAATCACTTGACCATAGTTTAACTACTGTACTTGAAAAAAATTTAACTGCTAGTCCACCTGTTGGCATGTGAGAAGCATACATTGCACCAATATTATTTCTTAATTGTGATATTAAAACTAAAAGTGTTTGTCCATCTTGATTATTTGCATAGTTTAACATTTTGACTGCATTAGTCATATCTTTAGCCTCTGCACCTATTTGTTTGGTATTTTCTAATTGTTTTAATTCTGCTGAATCTTTTTCAAAATAAATAGCAGGTAGCAATGCAGATATAGAGTCAACAACTAAAATATCTATCTTTGCCTTCATTAGTTGAGTCGCAACATCAACCATATCATTAATAGTTTTAGCAGCAGAATATACTAATTTATCTGTGTCTACCCCAAGTTTTTTAGCCCATTCTGGATCAAAAGATTGTTCTGCATCTATCCATGCACACAACTTTCCTTCTTTTTGTGCCTCACCAATCATTTGTAAACAAAATGATGATTTACCAGCAGACTTATTTCCCCAAACTAAAACTTGTCTACCGTATGCAAATCCACCTTTAAGTGCATTGTTTAGACTTATGCTTGGTGTTTTTTGCTTTACTACTTCAACATCTGTAGCATTACTTAATCTTTTTCTTAAACTAGGATCTAGTTGTGACAAAAAATCATTTATGTCAATTTCTTTAATCATCTTTCTACTCCGTTCAATGTTAACGATCCATCTTCAGACTTTCCAAAGATTATTTTTTTAGCAGAGCCTGGCTCACACTTCATAAATCCTTCTGAAAATTGTTTTGGAAAAACTAGTACTGGTTTCATTTCACGATTAAAATCGGCAACAACCATGTGTGCCATTTTTTTTCCTGCTTTCGTAACCCTAGGTTTAAATGATAGCACATAATGCTCTTCTTGTCCATATGGAAGAGTTTTATAATTTAAAAACTTTATCAAACTATTAGTGTTCATATTTTTAACCTCGTCAACTAATATGTATTCACTTATTCTATTTGATCCAACTAACAATATGTATGTCTTTCCTTGCTCTATCTTTGTTTCTTCTTCATCAAAAACTCCAATCATTCCAGTGTGGTCCATTACTTCAACTCTTGACCAACCTTTTCCTCTTTTAATATTTTTTACAACACCCATTATAATGTGAACTTTGGATTCATCAAAATCTTCAACATCGTCTATATAGGCATAATAGTGTGAAGGTATGTTGTTAGTAAACTCTGGTAGATTTAAATATTCATATATATTTTCTTTAATCACATTTTGATTTCTTGGATTATCATCAAAAGCCAGAGCACCTATTGCGTTAAGTGCTTGAACTGCTCTAGAGTTAATTCCACTACCCTTTTTTATAGATATACCAACAAACTCTTCATAAGACTTGTAAGGTTTTTTTAATATTATTTTTTTTGCAACTGCTTCAGATATCCATTTAACTGAAGATAGTCCTACCCTAATACCTTTTCCTTCAATAGAAAAATCTGCACCTGATTCATTAACGTGTGGAAGTTTTATCTTTATTCCCATTCTTTTTGCCTCAATTAAATATTCTGTTCTAGCATCTTTGTCTTGTTCGTTTTTTAACAACGAATACATGAATTCGATAGGATAATAATATTTTATCCAAGCAGTCCAATAAGAAAGCATAGAGTAAGCAACTGCGTGAGACTTGTTAAAAGAATATCCAGCGTGTGCTTCAAAATTTTGCCATAAGGCTTCTGCTTTAAATGGTGTCATAAATTTTGATGCTCCGACAATAAACTTATCTTTAAATTGATCAAATTCTTTAGCATCCTTTTTCTTTCCAATAATTTTACGAACCTTGTCAGATTCTGACATGGTCATTTGTCCAAGTTTAACGCATGCTTGCATAACTTGTTCTTGATATAAAATACATCCATATGTATCCTTAGTAAATTCTTGCATAATTGGATGCATGTATTCAACGACTTGCCTTCCGTGTTTTCTTGCAAGATAGTCTTTTCCAATTGTATTCATAGCACCTGGTCTCACCAAAGCATTAGAGGCTGCTAGTTCATCTAAATTAGAAACACCCATCTTTACTAACAAGTTAGTGTATGGAGTTGCTTCACATTGAAACACCCCTTTCGTTCTCCCATCTGACAACATCTCGTAAACCTTTACATCATCTAATGGTATTTGTTTTAAATCTATATCAATCTTGTGTCTTTGTTTAATACTTTTAATTGCATCATCTACTACCGTTAAAGTTTTTAATCCAAGAACGTCTAGTTTAATCAAACCAATATTTGCTGCCTCTTCCATATCTACTGCAACTACTGGTATTCTTTCTTTGTTTCCTGGATTTGATCTTGTTTCTAGTGGGGCATATTTAAAAATTGAATCTTTTGCAGTAACTACTCCTGCAGCATGAATTCCAGTCCCCCTAATTCTTCCACGTAGTTGTTCTCCGTATTTAACTACATCTGGGTACTTTAATCTAAACCATTGAGCACTTTTACTATTTGTAAAATCATCCCAATCATCTACTGTTTTTAAAACCTTGTTAACATCTGTCAGTGGTATATTTAATGCTCTAGAAACATCTCTAACAATACCCTTACCTTTAAATGCTAAAAATGTAGCAATTGAGGCAACGTGTTCATACTCTGATTCAAGATATGTTTTTAATTCATCTCTTCTATTGTCTGCAATGTCTGAGTCAATATCTGGAAAGTCATTACGTTCTGGGTCTATAAATCTAAAAAACAATAAGCCATACTCTAATGGATCTATGTCTGTAATACCCAAAACGTAGCATATTAAAGAACCTGCTGCTGAACCACGGCCTGGCCCCACAAGAATTCCTTTTTCTTTAGCCCAATTAAGCATGTTACTTACAATCAAAAAATATGGAGAAAAGTTTTTATCTCTAATAATATCTAGTTCTTCTTGCATTCTTTCTTTATATTCTAACTTATCATACAATCCTTTTTCTTTCATACCCTTTAAAACCAAGTCAACTAATGCCATATGTGGGTTATCTACTTTTGCAGGTAGTAAGTCTAATCCAGATTTAATATCATATTCTTCTATCTTATCTGCTATCTCTAATGAGTTAGTATAAATATCTTCTCTCTTTATACCCTGCATATTCATAGCCTGTTTAATTTCTTCATATGAAAGTAGATGTATATCAAAATTTCTAAAAGACATTTGTCTATCTTTTCCATAAAGATAATCTATTCTTTCCATAACACTATCTATTTTGTTAGACTTGTCAAATCTTGAATCCTTTAATACTTTTGCGTGACTATTCAAGATTAATTTCATTTCTTGAATAATTTTTTGATCTGGCGTAGAGTGATGACAATCTGGAGTTACAACACATTTTATTTCCATATTGTCTGCTATTTCTAATAAATCTTTATTCATCTCTTTAGAATTATGAGGCATAACCTCTACATAAAAATCATCACCAAATGTATTTTTAAACCAAGACAAATGTTTTTTA